CAGGGAGTGCATTCAAGGACCCATCACAACAAGTAAATGTAGAGAAATTTGGAAACCATTATTTTAATACTGCGGGAAATAAATTTAAGGCACCTGCTCAGGCAAAAATAAAGACGACTGCAAGTCCGGGATCTACCGAATCTCCTGCAGATGTTCAAACTGCAAGTGATCCTGCAACAGGAGTAGAAACCAAAAGTGATAAACCAGTACCAGTACCGGATAAAGAAATTAATGTAGATAATCAATTTAGTCAATTATCTCCAGAAGAATTAGATTCTGAAATAGAATCAAGAAGATCTGAAATAGATGAATTAAATAAAAAAAGTTCGGACTTATGGGATGAGGAAGAAAAAGAAAAGTATAAACAATTATCTGCAGAAATAGATGCTTTAAAGTTAGCAAAACTCGCAGATGAAGATCCAGATTGTGTTGTAAGAGAAACTGCGAAAGGATTTACTTTTAAAGATACTCCTGCGTGTGAAAAATATTTTAATAGTGTTGCATTCAGAGATGCGATTACGAGATATCAAACTGAAAGAGATCTTCCAGATCCTTGTGGGACATCAGAGATGTCCAAGATCAATACAGAACTGCAAAAGTTTTTTACAGTAATCAAAGGAATAAAAAAGTATGGTGATCTTTATGTCAATGGAACAATAAACAAACTACAAAATATCACGGCACTGATTAGAAGTTCCTCTCAAATTATTGGTGCAGTTCTTAAAACTCTTGTAAATCGACTGCGAGATTTTCTACTTGATAAGATAAGGAAAGGTATTGAGGATCTTATTGATATTATCCTCCCAACAATTGCAAAATCAATCAAAAACACGGTTATTCAGGCTGTTGTTGACAATATTTTCTGTGCCTTCAAAAATGTTGTAAAGGGACTTGCAAATCTTGTAACTGATTTCTTATTTGAATTGATTGGAAAGATTGTCAATGTTCCTTTCTGTGCCGCACAACAATTTACTAATGCACTTGTAAATAATATTGCGGCGATCGTTGATAAATCCATTGGTCCAATTTTAGATCAAATCAACGATGTTCTTGGTGGCATTACAAGAATCGTTGGTAATGTCTTTCAGGCACTTGATTATATTCTTGGATTTGAGGCATTCTTATGTGCAAAACCAAACTGTCCAGAAATTAAAAAGTTCAAAGCAAGTCCTTGGGGTGGACCAACTCAAGCACAGATTGATGATTTTGCAGGTTTCTTGGCACCTCTTGGTGGTCGTCAGACACCAACGGCAGAAGGTCTTATTGGATCAGCAACAGATTTTATTGATGGTATAGAAATATTTGGACAACCACTTGGAGATTCTGCAGGAAAAATCCCATCAAATGTAACTAACTGTGATGTAAGTGCATTCAAGTGTGGTCCACCAAGCATTCAAATCTTTGGTGGTGGAGGTGCTGGTGCAGTTGCAGAAGCAATCGTCGATAATGTTGGAAGAACTATCGGAGTAAATCTTATATACGGTGGTTCTGGATATACGAGACCTCCATTCGTATCTTTTGTTGATAGTTGTGAAGATACTTTCACAAGTGGATATGCGGTAATCAGTGAATCTGGAACAGGAACAGGTGGAACAGGAACAGGTGGAACAGGAACAGGTGGAACAGGAACAGGTGGAACAGGAACAGGTGGAACTGGAACAGGTGGAGGTCAAGTTGTTGATATTATACTCACAACCGCACCAACACCAGCACCACCAAGAGACGGAAGAACAGAATTTGATCCCCCATCAGATACTACCAATCCATCCGGAAATGATTTTGTCGTTTGTTTAGAAGGATTTAGAATCTTAGATACTGGTGTTGGATATACTGTAAATGATAGTATTTCCATTACTCCTGATATTCCGGGACTTGAGGCAAATGTTCAAATGACAGAATTTGGACAGATTGTGAGTATTCAAGTCGGGAATAATGTATGCGGTCTTTCCGAGTATCCAGAAATTGAAATAAATAGTCCAACAGGTGAGGGTGCGGTCATCGAACCAATTTTATCATTTACTCCTATTGAAGATTTTGATGATACTACCACAGAGGGTGGTGATGTTAATTCAGGAAATCTCACAGAAGAACCAAAAGTTATTTTTGATGGACCAATCGATACTCTAAGAGGTAGAACGGTATTGTTTGAAAGAGGATTTACGAGAAAAGATCTTGTTCGTGTTGTTGATTGTGTGAGCTAAATGACAAAACCAGTACCATCAGAGCAAATTATTACAGATAATCAGTATGGTCTCATTTTTATGGGACCATCTGGTGAAAAGGATAAGGTTGGAGAAGGTTTAGATACTAATATGGTTGTGTCACTCAAAGGTGGACATAATCAAACTTATACATTGGGTGGAAATAAAGGAGAGATTGTTCCGGGATCTTCGCACGAGATTGTAGGTATTAACCTTTCTCAGGGGAGAAATGAATCTGAAAGTGAGGTAATCGCAAAGTCCATCAATGCCGAAAATGGTGACATTGTACTGAATGCCGAAAACGGAAATATTAAACTCAGAGCAAAGAATATATACATTGAAACACTTGGTTCTGATAGTGACGGATCAATTCTGATTCGTGCAAATGATCATATTATTATGAGGGCAGATGAGCAACTTAATCTTGCCGGTGGTAAAGTTTGTGTGACATCTGCCGATAGTATTACACTGAACTCGAAAGGATACTTGAGATTATTATGTTCGGATATTATTCAAGGATCTCCACTTTCCGGATTATTGGGAACGTTTATGCCAGGTCCAGTAGCAAAATTAATAACAGATATTGTGGAGACTTGTAAGTAATGGCATTTCAAAAAATAGAAACAAGTACTTTAGATGTTTATAATCCAGTATTAGGTAGTGGATTAAATATTCCCGTTGGATTTTGGGAACCCGGATCACTTGCCGCACATAAAGGACATTTTGGTCAAGGAGCATTATTGACTCCATTTAGTGCCGCACTTGTTGTTGGACCATCATTGACATCACCATTATCTTTTAATTCAACAGGTTTAGATGTTCATACTGGTGTTTGGAATACCTTTGGAACTGATATTAAATCAGGAACTGACGTTTCGATCGGACCACTGAATGTTTCTTACAGTGCCATCTTTTCCGAATTAAACGGTCTCAAATCTTCAGTGACACCAGATTGGGGTGCTACTGCTCCAATCATTAAGAGCAATGGTGCATCCATTTTCGAAAATAGTCCAAATGGAAATCTAAATGGATTCTGGAAGTATAATGGTTTATTTATTTCTGTCGGACCACATACTTCTGATGTAAGACTTAAGAAAAATATTAGACCATTAACAAATGGTCTTGATAAAATACTTAAACTAAATCCCGTAACTTTTGATTGGGACGAAGAAATTGTTCCTGATCTTGCCAAAAAATATCCACATATGGCTGGATTGATTGCACAGGAAGTTGAAGAGGTTGTACCAGAGGTCGTTTACAAAACGATGGTAAATAGTGTGAAAGATGGTAAAGAAAAAGGTAGATCTTATAAGAGAGTTCTTTATGAAAATCTAGTTGCTCATTTGATTGATGGAATGAAAGAACAACAAAAACAAATTGAAGAACTGAAACAACGAGTATCTGAACTGGAGAATTGAAATGGACAAATCACTAAAAAATAGAACGATAAAAATACTTCAAGATGAGCAAAATCAGTTAGATGATGCCTTTAAACCACAATCCGGTGGAGTTAATGTACCTCAAAAAATAGAAAAAGTTACTGTTGTAGAAAATGGTGATGGAACTTACACGAAAAAAACCGAAGAAGTAGATTCCAAGTTATATGACGACAGTGTTGTTGGAACAGTTGAAGCAGAAATCAAAAGAGATGCATCAACACTTCAAGAGTTTTGCAAAGAGTTTGATGATATTATTATTTCTTACAATGTCCAAATTAATCAGAAAAAACAAGAGTTGGTAGATTTGTGTTCGGAAGCATCTGAACGTAACTGTTGGCCAGGTATTGCATATACGGCACCAACAGCTGGAACTGGTCTTCCTAGACCTTTGGTTGCAATTACAAGTGATTTCTCTTCATCATATTCCATTTTCGAAGACCGAGAAGCACTTGAAATCTATCCAAATATGGCAGGACCAAGTGCAAATTACGGTTCAGATAATCCATTTATTCCGGATAACATTGTGACTTTGACATCATCATATTCTGGATATGGATATGAAAATAATCGTGATAATGGAAGATTAGAGGTTGGAGATGATGCGACAGAAATAGAATCTGGTGATTATGATCCATCAAAAACTTCTTTTCAATCCTCTTCAAACTTAGGAACTGGTAGAACTGTATCCAGTATTACAGCAGATCATTCTGGACCGAGAATAGTTGCATCTGCCGGAATCAATACGTCTTGGTGGTACGCTGGTGTTGGTGTTGCTCCTGATGCAACTAATACTTCTTTGACGGGAACTGATGGACAAAATAGATGTGTGGCAATCGCATCATCAATTTCAACTCTTATTTCGGAAATAAAATCTCTTCGATCTCAAAGAGAGTCTGCAATTAATAGAAGTGGTCTAAATGATGTTAAAGAAAAGAAGATGGAGAAAGAATTGCAAGATTGGGGATCGGAAAATGTAAAAGCAAAACAAACTCAAAGAAAAACTTCAAACTCTTCCCTTATTTCTACGATCAATAGTATGTCCTGACCGGTTTCCTGACTGGCACAGTTGACACCCGACCCCAGATGCCCTATAATACTAAGGTAATCAAGGGAAAACCCAATGCAGTCCACCGAACAGTTTGTCGAAGGTATCGTGATTGACATCTGCTCTCGTTCTTTTCTTCTTCTGAGTGATCAGGGCGAACAAAAGATGGTTCAGTGCGACACCACTAATGAGTTTATGAATGTTCTGGAAGTTGTTACCAGCAATCTGGATGAAAATCAAATTGAGTATGCTGACCTTGCCGTTGCTTGATAAATAAACTAACTATGGAAGTTTATACGGTGAAAGAGTGGGAAGAAAACTTTGATGCTCTCCTAGAACGTGTAGAAAAAGGAGAGCACATTGGTATTGTGGATGAAGAAGGAAAAGCAGCAGTTATGATACCTTATGATGATGAACTTTACCGAATATACACTGAGAATAATAACGAAGCTCAGTAAGTTCATCATCACGGGAATATAGCTTAATGGTTAGAGCGGGCTCCTTATAAGGGCTTAGTCTGGGTTCAATCCCCAGTATTCCTATCGTGCTGGTTTAGCTCTCTGGTTGAAAGCAGCGAACTCATAATTCGCCTAAGGTGGGTTCGATCCCCACAACCAGCACTTGACCACTACAACTCAAAGAGTTATAATGGTCTTATTGCTTCGGTGATGGAACTGGTATACATTCGACACTTAAAATGTCGCGCCCGTATGGGATTAGGAGTTCGAATCTCCTCCGAAGCATAACCCAAATAATAATACCTGTAATCTGTAAGAAAAAATAAATAACATTAAACAGAATGTTATGTCGTATACAATAAGTACAGCACACTGTTGGTATGACAATGAAAGAATAATCGTAAAGATGTACTTCTTTGAAGGTATTCCATTTACCTTTGACGAAATGCCAGATGGACATCTTTACGATAAAGATTTAGTAGAAGAAGCAAATAAAAATAAGTCCTATGAAATAGACGATGTGTATAAAGGTTCCAACTATATGATTATGGAAGGAATGCATCCCTGTTTTGATAATATTGAGATTGAGAATCCAAAAGATTTGCCCGAAGACTTAATTCCTTTCTATGACGAGGAGGATTTTCTGGGATAAATAAATCATAGAAAATAGTATAGAAGCAGTAATGCGATGCCATTAAATAAATTAGATAATTTTATCAAGAACACTGAAGGTCGTATATTATATGTAAGTCCTGCAGATTTAGACGCAACAGACAGTATTGATAATACTGGTAACTCTCTTGCCAGACCCTTCAAAACTATTCAGAGAGCAATCTTAGAATCGGCAAGATTTTCATATGTAAAAGGAAATAGTAACGATCTCATTGAGAAAACTACTATTCTTTTGATGCCTGGTGAGCATATTGTTGATAATAGACCAGGATTTTATATTAAAAATACAGGTGGAGAGGCTAGAGTTATCTCTCGTAGTGGAGCAAATACTGCGGCACAGACTACTCTCAACTTAGATTTAAATACAAACTTTGATTTAACACAAGAAGATAATATTCTCTATAAGTTCAATAGTGTAAATGGTGGTGTCATTGTACCTAGAGGCACCTCTCTTGTCGGTCTTGATCTGAGAAAAACTAAAATCAGACCCCTATATGTTCCAAACCCAACTGATGTTGATGTAGATCCCTCTGCAATCTTTAGAATCACTGGTACTTGTTACTTCTGGCAGTTTTCTATCTTTGATGGTTTAGAGTCTGGTACAGTCTATACAGATCCAGATGATTTCTCTGTAAATAATAAATCAAAACCAATTTTTTCACACCATAAACTAACTTGCTTTGAGTATGCCGATGGTGTAAATAAGGTCATTAGAGGTGGAACAACCTATGATTTGACCGATCTTGATATGTATTATGCGAAACTTTCGAACGCATACAATACAGGATCAGGTAGTCCAGATAGAAATATTGATAGTAAGTATCCTGCCGAACCTGATGGATTTGCAAAGCAAAGACCAGAATGGGAGATTGTCGGTGCATTTGCATCCGATCCCATTTCTATTACTTCAATCGAAGCAGGTTCTGGTGGAGTTCCAAACAATCAGGTCACAGTAACAACAGCAGTAGATCACGAACTTTCAGCAGGAACTCCCATCAAGATTACTGGTGTATCTCCAGTAGATTACAACATTTCAACAAAAGTTCAGAATGTTGATCCAGATAATCCGAGAGTATTCACTTATCTTCTTCCAACATTTAGAAAAAATCTTCCTACTCCAGGAACTGCTTCTGTTGCAGAAGTAACGATTGAAACTGATACGGTATCTGGTGCATCTCCATATATCTTCAATATTTCAATGCGTTCCGTTTATGGTTTGAACGGAATGTTAGCAGACGGAAGTAAGGCATCTGGTTTCCGTTCGATGGTTGTTGCACAGTTTACTGGTGTTTCACTACAAAAAGACGATCGTGCATTCGTAAAATATAACAAATCTTCAAGAAACTATGATTCTATTGGCATCACTAGAGTTTCCGGTGCAGATTTGTCAAATGGTTCTTCTTCAACAAATCCTGACAAAATCTACCATTTAGATTCTGAATCCATCTATCGTAAAGGATGGGATCAGACACATATCAAAATCACCAATGATGCGATCTTACAGATTGTTTCCGTGTTTGCGATTGGATATAATAAACACTTTACTTGTGAGAGTGGTGGTGATGCTTCTATTACAAACTCCAACTCAAACTTCGGACAACTATCTCTTGTTGCCGATGGATTTAAAAAGACGGCATTTGCAAAGGATAATAAAGCATTTATCACTCACGTTATTCCACCAAGATCTACAAATGAAGCAGAAGAAAATATCGATTGGTTGAGTATTGATGTTGGTGTTACAACAGCAGCTGGTATTTCAACACACCTCTATCTTCGTGGATTCGAATCAAGAGATGATGTTCCACCAGTACTGACTCAGGGATATCGTATTGGTGCAAAAGTCAATGATAAGTTGTTTGTAAATGTTGGTTCCGGAACCAATGAGGCAAACATCTTTATGCAAGATGGTTCTTCGACATCATTCAAAGAGTTTGATGTTACTGCCGTAGCAGATAGCAAATTAACGATTGGTTTAAATCACAAACTACAAACTGGTGAAAAAGTCATTCTTCTGAGTGATTCTGCAGACTATCCAGAAAATATAGAACCACATAAGGTTTATTTTGTAATCTCTCTTGCCGATGCGACTGATGTTGCGGATAGACCTAAGATTCAGTTGGCATCAACAAAGACGGATGCTGACAATAATAATGCCATAACATTGTATGGTGGAACAGATCTTAGAGTTAGAAGCAGAGTTACTGATAAATCTGCCGGAGAGGCAGGAAGTCCTGTCCAGTTTGATACTGCACAAAGTCGTTGGTATATTACTGTCGATTCATCGAACGGTATCTACTCCACTCTCAATACTCTTGGTGTTGCCGGTATTGGTGCAGAAACAAATCCATCTTTTGTAAAGAGAAATCCCGATAACAGAAGTTTGGATGAAAAGATTTATAAGTTCAGAGTTGTTATTCCAAAAGAACTTCCAAACGCAAAGACACCCGAATCTGGATTTATTATTCAAGAATCCAGTACAACTGGTTTTACTTCCACTGCAGAATCTAGTTTTACAACTATTGGACTCAATAACTTCGAATACAATAGGAATCCAAGATTCATTTCAACGTGTTCTCATAGTGGAGGAATTTCTTCCGTAATCACCGAACTTCCACACAATCTTGAAGTTGGTGAACAAATTATCATCACTGATGTAACAGATACTAATAATACTGTTGGATCCGCAACCAGTGGATACAACGGAACATTTACTGTTGCATCCGTAAGTGCCGACAATATGTCATTCACTTATGCAAATGCAACTGGCAATCCGGGAACATTTAATAATAATACCAGTACAAGAGATATCAATCTGCCAAGATATCAAAGAAACGATTTACAGAGTAACTTCTATGTTTATCGCAATGAAGTCATTAATGAATATATTGATGGACAACAAGATGGTGTGTATCACATCTATGCACTGAAGGCAGACAATGCAATCACTACAGAGTTTACGGATCTTGAATATGGACAAAATGTTACTGATCTTTATCCACAAACTGATAGAGATAATGTAAATGATAATCCGGCATCAACTAAATCGAGAGCACTGTCTTTCCCAATCGGTGATGTTCATACCAGTGATCTGAAAGGAAGCATTACAAGAGAGTCTGCTGATTCTCTTGTAACTCATCTTGCCGGTGGACTGATTGTTGATTCGGTTCTTCCACTAAGTGCCGGTATTCAGACAGTTACTTTCTCCAGAAATCACACATTTGCTGGTGTATCTACAGCAGCACTTACGAGTGCAGGTACAGGAACGAGAACAAACGGAACATATTATAATGTAAAACTCTATAATAATAGTGCATATTCATCTTGGAATGGAGCAACTGGTATTGTAAGTGTAACCAGTAATACGATTCAATCTTTCCAGATTCAGGCACCTGGTTCTGGTTATTCGAGTGGAGATACACTCTACTTTGATAACAGTGCAATGGGTGGTAATCAAGATGGTTATATCACTCTTTCAAACTCTGGTATCACCACATCTATTGGTGAGGCACTTCAGTTTACTGGTATTTCAACCATTTCTGATGCATATTATAGAATCACGGATGTTCCAACAGTCAATAGAGTTGCAATCGCAAGAACTACTGGTGATCCTATTCTGAAGGCAGGACACATCGTTCTCAATGTAGGTCCTTCCATTGTCATAAGTTCTTCTACTTTTGCAAGTGGCACTACGACTTTCACCTGTTCATCAGCACACGGTCTTGTTGCAGGTAATAAGTTCAGAGTTGTTGATTCAAGTAATAACAATCTTGGTGATTATCTTGTCAAATCAAGAGTCAGCACCACAGTATTTACTGCCACAACCACAACTCAACTAACGAGTCCTGCAAGAATATTCAAACATAGTTTCTCATCAAACTCTGGAGTATCTGATAGAAGTCAGGAAAACTTGGCTGCTAGACAACAATACTTCTATGATGGAGATACTCTAACCATTAGTAATAGTGGAAATGTTATTGGTCTAACCACAACACTTATTCCGGTAACTCATCCAAACTCTGGTGCAGCAGCTGGTGTTGGAATCACAGAAAGATTCCCACTTGGAACTTACATTCAGGTTGATGATGAGGTAATGAGAGTTGCATCTTCAACTCTCACGGGAGTCAATAAAATAACTGTTCTTCGTGGAGTATTTGCATCTAATGTCGGAATACACTCTGATACATCACTGATTAAAAAGATTAGACCAGTTCCCGTTGAATTCCGCAGACCATCAATCATTCGTGCATCAGGTCATACATTTGAATATCTTGGTTATGGTCCTGGTAACTATTCAACTGGTCTTCCACAGGTTCAGACAAGAACTCTGACAGAAAGAGAAGAGTTCCTTTCACAGGCACAAGAAAGATCTGCCGGTATTGTTGTTTATACTGGTATGAACAATAGAGGTGACTTCTATATTGGTAATACTAAGAAGTCTTCCTCTACTGGTGAAGAAACCTCATTTGATACTCCGATTCCTACAGTAACTGGTGAAGATCCGGCACGTTTGAGTGCAATCTTCGACGAGATTACTGTTAAGGAAAGAATCATTGTTGAAGGTGGAGATTCTAGGCAAATCCTTTCGCAGTTTGATGGACCAGTCACATTTGGTGGTGAAGTAAGAGTTAAAAATACATTATCATTAACCGGCAAATTAAAAGTTTCAAATACTGAACAATCCAATAATACTGGAAGTGGTGCCGTCGTAGTTGATGGTGGTGTCGGTATTGGTAAGAATCTTTATGTTGGAGGAGAATCAGTCTTAGCATCCGCTACTGTTTCGGATTTAACCAATAACCGTGTAGTTATTGCAGGTACTAATGGATCACTTGAGGATGATGCTAATCTCACTTTCAATGGTAGCAAACTTGATATTGGAGCAACTACAGAATCCACGAGTACTACTACTGGTGCATTAGTTGTTGATGGTGGTGTTGGTGTTGCTAAGAATGTGAACGTCGGAGGAAGTATGTTCTTCCCTGATGATAAATCACTATATTTTGGTAAGAATGATGATTTCTCAGTTTCACATATCGCAGACTTCTCTTCTCAATTAGATAGTGCAGGAAACCTAATTACACCATCTTCGGCAACTGTAATCGAAGATGCTGGCCCTGGTCCAATCATATTCAAATCAAATGGAGGAAGTGGAAAAGGAGCATTCCAATTCTTTGACGGTCCTTGGAATCCAAAACTAAAAGTATTTTCGGGTGATGACAACGGTGTAACACTTTATTATGGTAATGAAGGAGAAAAACTGAAAACAATATCTGGCGGTGTCGAGGTTACTGGAACTCTTCTTGCCACTACAGCATTAAAGGTTGAAGATGATAGTCATATTTATGCTGGCACTGGGGATGATATAGACATTTATCACAATGGAACCAATTCTTTTATTGATAATGATACGGGTCATCTCTACATTCGTAATAATGTTGATAATGATGATGGTTCAAACATTTACATCCAGGCTAAGTCTGGTGAAAATGGCATCATTGTTTATGATGATGCTGGTGTATCTCTTTATTATAATGATGCTAAGAAATTTGAAACTATTAATACTGGTGCTAAGGTTACTGGAGAACTTCAGGTCACTGATGACATCACAGCATTCTATTCTTCTGACAAAAGACTGAAGGACAACATTACACCTATTGATGATCCACTTGCAAAAGTTCTTTCTCTCGGTGGTTATACATTTGACTGGAACGAGAATACTAATAATGAAGGAACTGAAACTGGTGTGATTGCACAAGAAGTTGAGGCTCTGGGACTTCCAGGAATTGTAACAACGAGAGATAATGGATACAAGGCAGTTCGTTATGAAAAACTTGTTCCACTGCTTATAGAGGCAATCAAAGAACTCTCTGGTAAGGTTGAAGCACTTGAGCAAAAACTACAAGATAAATAACTCTAAAGCTTATAATAATGGCAAATATCAGAAAGTCATTTAACTTCAGGAATGGTGTACAAGTTGATAATGATAACTTCGTTGTAAATGCGAATGGTCTGGTGGGAATCGGAACTTCCACTCCCACCGAAGCGATTGATGCAATCGGAAATGCAAAAATAAGTGGTCTTACAACGACATCAACATTAGGTGTTGCACAAACTGCAAACTTTTATGGTGATCTTAAAGTAGGAACCGGAATCACAATGTCTGGTGGTATTGTAACCGCCGTTTCATTTTATGGAGATGGATCTACATTATCGAATGTATATGCAATCTCAACAACTGGTTGGGTAGCACAAGGAGTTGGATTACATACATTATCAAGATCGGTTGGTATAGGCACCACCAATCCAGTTTATAAGTTACAGATAGGATTAGATCCTGTAACAGGTGTCGGTGTCGGCATTACAAATGGAAATATAATAGTCTCGGGTATCATAACCGCCACCACATTTGTTGGTAATGTAACTGGAACGGCAACGACTGCAACAAATCTTTCTAATGCTGCCAACATCACAACTGGAACCATTAGTAATGATAGACTTCCTAGCAATATTGATAAGCCAACAGGTATAATCACAGCATCAAGTTTTGTTGGTGACGTAACAGGAACCGCAACAACTGCCACCAATCTATCCAACGCTGCTAATATTACTACAGGAACTATTAGTGATGCAAGACTTCCTAATGTAATCACATCTGATATTGATTCTTCTGGAATATCTACTTTCACTACACTTAAAGTAGGAACTGCAATCACAATGTCTAGTGGTATCATTACTGCCACTACATTCTCAGGATCTGTAACAGGGGATTTAACGGGTGTTGCATCAACTGCAACTAAGTTAGAAACCGCAAGAAACTTTAGTGTTTCTGGTGATGTATTAAGTCATACAGTATCTTTTGATGGCACTAGTAACGTTGCACTGGGAGTTACTTTATCAGGTACTTTTAGTGCCAACACTTCTGGCATTATAACTGCCAATACTTTTTCTGGAATTGTAACTTCAACAAACGGAACTTTTGATGATTTAAGAATCAATAAGTCATCCGCAGCAAGTCTTGTTGTTACGAGTACAACAAACTCATCAGTAAGTATTGGTGAATCTGTAGGTGCAGGTAATAGTAGTGCTCAGTTCCTCTATACACCCGGTACAGGACGTTTAGACATCACCAACTATGATGTAGGTGGTGTGAGCATTAACCTTCACGAGGGCACTGGTACAGGCACTACAGAGAGTTTTAATGTTAAGTATGATAATACCAAGCAGTTTGAAGTTACTTATGATGGAAAAGTAGGAGTCAATCGTGGAGGCACTCCACTCACAAGAAACTTTGAAGTTGGTGGTGATGCATTTATTTCACAAAATGCAGTAGTTTCCGGTATTCTCACAATAAATCAAGGTGGTCCAAATGAGATTACTTTAGGTGATGGTAGTCCTATACCAATTCGTGATGATCAAAACTTCAATACTGTTTCTGGTATCAGTACGTTTAACCAATTAAACGTTATCAATAGTTTTAGTTATACCGGTCTTTCCACAGTTTTCTTTGGTGGAGAAGTTGGAATTGGAACAACAAGTAATGATGGTTTCTTAACCGGACCAAATCAACTAAAAGCACACGTAGAAGGGTCTACTTGGGCAAAAGAAGGTTTTTATACTGCCGGAAAACTTGTAATCACTGATAAGGCAGATGGATCTATACATACGGATGATCGAGTTATTCCAAGTTCTCCGGTTGACTATGGTGCCGTTGTTCCCTTTGTCGATTATGGCGACTTCCAAGTAGAAACTGGTGGAGCATCATTAATAACTAATAATGTATTGATGGTTCCTGGTGTTGGTCAGGCAACCGTAGGATTTGGGACAACAAATGGTGGATTGATACCTGCAAGTTTCCTTCCAGGTGGTAATAGATATCTGACTAAAGTTGGTATCAATACTTATTATGCGAGAAGTATATTTGACGTAGGAACAGCATCAACCACGATGAACTCCTACTTTATTCCACCATCTCTGACACAATCAGAGATCGATATTATGCAAGATTTGTGGAATACTCCCACTGGAACAGGATATACTGCAGCAAATAAAGTTACTCCTAATGGTTTAGTTCCCGGTGGAATTGTTTATAACAAAACAACAGATAAAATTCAACAAAGGAGTACTGCATCAACATTCAGAGATTTATCTTCTTCATCATCATCTGTACAGACGATTGGTGTTGGTGTTAGTGAAGTAGTCTTTAATGATGTTCCTGCCTGGGCTGATAAAATTACAATTATCTTCTTGAACATTTCTTGTACTAGTAGTGGTCTTGATAGGCATTTTAGAGTGCAACTTGGCACTTCTTCTGGTATCGTTACTACTAATTATGACTCGGAAACAAATCAAGGTGCCATAACTTCTCCAGGATATGCTGAATCGGATGATGGTTTCATTATGTATGGAACAACTAGTGGTCAACAATACTCTGGTCATATGATGATTACTAAATTTGATGACACCACCTATGTTGAGACTCATATCTTATCTCCTGGTAAGTTCGGTGATAACGGAATTCGTTTTGGTGGAGGAAATGTTGAGTCAATTAGTGATACCATTACTCGTCTTAGAATTAGTATTCATGATGACACTAACTTTACTGGTGGTAAAGTAAAAGTCTTGTATGAGGGTTGACAAGACTCTAAAAACCCTGTAGACTACCTTTGTCTGGGTTGAAGATGAGAGTCTAAGCCACTTTAAGAACCGTCCACTGGGTCGCACTGGGGACGGTTTTCTGCTATAATAACAAGGTATTCGACAGGAACCGATGCCCATCACACTGCGTCCTCACCAACAAGATGCTGTTGATGCAATGTGGGACAACAATAAGGGTCAGGTCATCATTCCTACGGGTGGTGGTAAGACCATTTGTATGATTCAGGATCTTATTCATCAGCACGCTGTTCCTTGTGGTCACACCACAGTTGTTGTTGCTCCTCGTATTCTTCTTGCAGAACAACTTTGCAGTGAGTTTCTGGAGGTGATTGACACTACCAACACTCACATTATGCACGTTCATAGTGGTGAGACTCATCACTTTAGCAGCACGAATCCTTCAAAGATTCATTTGTTTGCTAACACTGCACGAACTGCTGGTGAGAATGTTATTATCTTCACCACCTATCATTCTCTGCATCGTCTGATTGATGCGGATATTGAAGTCAACAACATTTACTTTGATGAAGCACATAACTCAGTTCAACGTAACTTTTTCCCTGCTACGGAACACTTTGCTTTTGATGCTGACCGCTGCTATTTCTTCACTGCTACTCCTAAGCATTCTCTTACTGTTTCCAAGCCTGGGATGAACGACCCTGAGGTTTATGGTCCTGTTATCTGTAATGTTCCTGCTCCTAAGTTGGTAGAAGAAGGTTATATCCTTCCTCCTAAGGTTGTTGTGAAGCAACTGGATATGGTTCAGGACAAGCAGATGATTGCTGATCGTGATTCCCAGAATCTGCTTGACACTATTGATGAGAATGCACTGGATAAGATTCTCATCTGTGCTCGTTCTACCAAGCAGATTGTCAAACTGCTGAGTGAGTCTGACTTCCGTAAAGAGTTGTCCGAGCGTGGTTATTCAGTGATGTATATTACTTCCAAGACTGGTGCCATTATTGACGGTCAGAAGGTCAACCGTGAGGTATTCTTTGACACTCTGAATGCTTGGGGTAAGGATGCTG